CAATAAAGATCGCCTCGACTATGGCATTCCTCTCCCGCTAAAGAGCGCCACCTCATCGACGTTCTATCCGGATTTCCTCTGGTGGGTCAATGGGACGGTCTGGGCGCTCGACCCCACGGGACAGCATCTGTTCAACGAGAAGATCCGGACGAAGCTCTTGGCGGTTCCTGCACCGCTCAAGATTGCGCTAGTTGTCCGCGGCAAGCTGGACACGATGTATCGTCGCGTCGCCGAGGAGGGCTGGACATTGGTTCGGCTCAGACTCGGGAATGCGTCGCCTGAAACCTTTGAATCCATCGGCGATCTATTGCACGTGCTTGTCGAAGAGACAACGCCTCAAGAGGCTACCAATGCCTGAAGACGTGCGCCTCGACCTTGGTTGCCCCCACTGCGGCGGCAAGCTGACGTGCGAGTTCGTCGAGTGGGACAGCGACGCGCCCAACATCAACGTTCCCATCGTCTGCCCGCATTGCTCGCGCGAGTGGACTGCGCCGGTGCCGGCTCGATTGGCCTGGGTGACGACGCGCCGGCCGAATCTCGACGTGCCGCGTTGATGCCGTTCGTTCCGGCAGCGGCCTGTTGTCTTCGGTCCGGGCCTGTGGTACCGTCACGTCTCGACGGGTTCAACGGTTGCCGCAAGGCGACCGCCTCACATCAAGCGATATCGCGCTGATCTCTGACGGCGCGTAGAGTTCCGGCCAACCGGCCGCGAACAGCCCTCAAGCAAGTCAATCCGACGACGGCGGCGACGACTCACGACGATGGTCGTGTCTCTGGCTGCATTGGGGGCGATTGTGCGCGCGAAGACGAACCAGACTCTGCCCGAAGAACGGCCGTTGACCGTCAAGGAAACGGCTGCCCGGTTGGCATGCAGTCCCGACCATGTCCTGAACATGATTGCGCGCGGCGACCTGCCCGCCGTGCGGGTGCCCGGCCTTGGCAAGCGGGCGGCGCGCGTGCTCGTGCTGCCGGCCGACCTGGCCGCCGCGATGCAGGCATGGCGGGTCTCGGCATGACCTCGCAGGCGGTCAACATCCTGTACGCAGCTTCCCGAACGCCGGACGGCGTCCGCGTGCGCGACCTTGTCGCGGCGACGGTCCGCTTTACCGGCCGGTCCCTGAATGCCGCGCGGTCTCGCGTGACGGGCACCAGTCGGGCGCTCTGGCGCGCGGGGCTCGTGGAACTGCATGCCCGGTGCATCCACCTGGGCACGATGACGGACCGGCAGCACGTCGCCCGCGACATCGCCCAGCGGGCAGCAGCGAATCCCGAGACGTTCTATCACGGGGCCGTGAACTTCCGCGGGAATGACCCCTACGGGTCTGCTGCGGCCTGCGTCGTGGCCAAGCACAGAGACGCGGCCCGCCTGCCTCGGCTCTACGTAGACCGCATCACCATCACGGCCGAAGGACGGGCCCGACTCGCACGACTGCTCGGCGGGACAACGTAATTTCCCCGCCGGCGATGAGCCCGGCCAGACACAACAACGCGCCGGCCTGCGGGAACAGGACGCGGCGCGCGAATCGCTCATCGAGGTGGAGTCGATGAACACCGGCATCGTAGCACGCAGACAGGAACAGGACTCAGGAGGAACCAGCAAGAAACCTCTAGTCGGCGCAGTCGTGAGGACCTGCACCAGACCCGAGACAGCAGGAACCGTATCGGGAACGGTAACCCCAACCAGAACAGGAGCCGTAACCGTAACCGGAAGAGGAAGAACAAGGGCAAGGGTAAGCGCAAGCGTAAGGGTAAGGACAAGGGTAAGGGACTGTCGTGGCAGTGAGTCATGGACATGACTCGATTCCTGCGACGGACCCTGACGAATGCGGACCTGCTCGACCGCGGCGGCGTCTACGAGGGGACCGTCGTGGACGTGGACGCACAGGAGGTGCGCAACACCTGGCGTTATGCCCGTGACCCGGAGACCGGGAAGAGCGCGCCGAAGCGGGAGATCGTCCCCGTCCTCGTCTTCGCGGACGGCTGGAGTTGGATTCCAAACCACACCGCTCGGAGGGTGTTGATTGCGGCGTGGGGCGGAGAGAGCGACGCGTGGCAGGGCCGACGCGTGCGCATCCGCCTTGAGACCAAGACGCGGAAGGACCGGGCAACCGGCCGCGATATCGAGCAGCACGAGAAGCGTGTGGAGGTGCTCGACGACATGGGGACGGAACCGTGAGACCGCGACTCATGGCAGGTCGTGCGGCTTGCGAAATCGAGGTGCTCAGTTCTCGCGGGTTCGCGCGGCGTTCGGCCTGACGTGCTGGCGATGGTGACACGACGGCGTTACGTGGTGCGACGTAGCACGGGACGGCGGATCGTCGAGAAGGTTCGACGCTACGAGTTTGAATCGTAGTGCTGCGGAAAACGCCTGTAAATGCAGGCGGAACTTGATGTGTGAGCCTGAAGTGAGCCTGTCGTTTTCGGCCGGTTTTCGGGCGTTTTCGACGCGGGATTCTGGCGTGATTCGGGAGAGGAAACCGACGTGACTGCACAGCCTGAACACGACCGTTCGACAGACGACGGCGCGACGTCCGAAGGCGGCATCGTCTCGGCGCACCTGCGCGACCTGACGACGGACCCGGAGAACCGCCGTGAGCACAACCCGCGCAACGTCGGCATGATTGTCGATTCGCTTCAGCACGTCGGCGCGGCGCGTTCCATCGTCATCGACGAAGACGGCGTTGTGCTGGCGGGTAACGCGACGCTTGAAGCTGCGGCCGAGGTGGGTATCGAGCACGTCCGCATTGTCGAAGCCAGCGGCCACGAACTGATTGCGGTGCGTCGTCGTGGCCTGACGGCCGAACAGAAACGGGCGCTGGCCCTGGCGGACAACCGCGCGGCGGAACTGGCGACGTGGAACCTTGACCAGTTGCGCGCCGATGCGGCTGACGGCCTCGACCTGTCGGCCTTCTGGAGCGATACCGAACTGGCGGACCTGCTCGGCGCTGATGCGCCTGTGCCGAAGTTCGAGCCTGCCGCCGCTGAGCATCGTCTCGACGAACTGGCGAAACACTGTCCGACCTGCGCGTGTCGGAAGGCGGCGCAGTCGTGAGCCTGCGTCTCGACTTCTGTAGCCGGGACGCCGCCGCCTTCGCGGTGAAGGCGTGGCACTACTCGCGGTCGATGCCGTCTGGCCGGCTGGTGACGATTGGCGCATGGGAGGCCGGCCGCTACATCGGGGCCGTTGTCTTCGGCCGTGGGGCCAGTTCCGAGATTCACAGTCCTTTCGGCCTTGAACAGTCGCAGGTCTGCGAACTCTGCCGCGTGGCGCTGGGGCCGCATCGCGCGCCGACCTCGCAGGTTGTCGGTGCGGCGATCCGGCTGTTGCGTCGGCAGTCGCCCGGACTGCGCCTCATCGTCTCGTATGCGGACCCGGAGCACGGGCACCTCGGCATCCTGTATCAGGCCCTGGGCTGGCTGTTCCTTGGGCAGACGAACCGGGAATCGCTCATCCGCATCAATGGCACGCTGACGCACCCGCGCACGGTCGGCAGCAAGTATCGGACCCGCTCGATTGCGTGGCTGCGCGAGCACGTCGCCCCTGATGCCGGACACGTCAGGACGGCGCCGAAGTATCGCTATGCCTTGCCGCTCGACGCGGCGATGCGCGAACAGTTGCGGTCTCGAATCCAGCCCTACCCCAAGCGGCCGAAAGAGCAGGACCCTGCGAGCCCCGCAGGGCTGGGCAGCGCACCTCTGACCCGGCCGCTCCACTTCTCGGAGGCGGCATCGTGATTCGAGCTCGCATCAATCGCGCCGACCTCGTGACGAACCAGCTCGCGGCGCTGAGTGCGGCCGTGAAAGACCTGCGGCCGTTCTGGCGGGAGGTGTTCGCCCCGAAGTACTTCGGCATGGTGCAGGACCTCTTCGCTACAGGAGGCCGAGCACGTGGCGGCGGCGGGCGCTTCAAGTCGGGGGCATGGGCGGCGCTGAGTCCGAAGTATCGCATCTGGAAACAGGCGCACTATCCCGGCCGGCCGATTCTCGTGCGTGACGGTGACTTGCGGGACAGCGTGCGGTGGACGGGCAACGGCCCGGGTCCGGGCGGCATCTTCGAGGCGACGCCGAACCGCGTCATTGCTGGCACGTCGATTCCCTACGGGAAGTTTCATCAGGACGGGACATCGACGATGCCGGCGCGCCCGTTCTTGCCGCCGCCCGATCCGCAGGTGTTCGCGCCGCTCCTTCAGCAATGGCTCTTGAAGGCTAGCAAGGGGGCGAAGCCATGAACGAGACGTTGCCGGCCGACGTCGCCGCCGTGGGCGAGACCGTCGAGACGCCCGAGCCGATCTGCTCGTGCGGTGCGACGGCCCGCCACGCGACGAACGAGCACATGTGCGCCGCCGGACACTTCATCCCGGGGAACTCGGCCCGGCGGATCCACGGCGTGCGGGCGTTCGAGGCGACAGGACGCATGCCGGACATGCTGCGCTTGACCGTCGAGGAGTTCCGCACGGCGGTCATTGCAGACCGGGGCGGAGAGGCCGAACTCTCGACGCTCGAAGCGGCCTACATCCGCCGGCTCTCAGAGGTCGAAACTGTGGCGCGGCTGCTGGCTTCCGACTTGGCGACACGGGGCCTGACGTCGGCCCGTGGGCGCGTGCGCTCGACGTTCTCGCGCTGGCTGGAATGTCTCGACCGATGGGACCGCCTCGCGCAGCGTGTCGGCACGGATCGTCGGGCCCGCGCCGTCAGCTTGCGGGACTACCTTGCACGCGCCGCCACGGACGTGCAGACCGAGGAGGACCAGCCATGACGGCGGACCTGACGACGCTGCGGACGTTGCTGGCAGAAGCCGAACAGGACATCGACCGTGCCGACGCGCTGGGTGATGCGGCGGCCGTCGTCAGAGTGCGGACCTCACTGGCCCCGCGCATCGACGCCTTGCAGCGGGCGATTGCTCGTGCCGAACGGGAGAAGGGACACGACCGTGAGACTTCTGGAATGGCTGAAGTCGTTGCGCCGCACTGAACCGGCGACGGCTGCCGCGATTCGGCGGGAACTGCGAGCGGCGCAGGATCAGCACGCCGTCACGATCCAACAGCGCGACCTGTGCGCCTTCGATGCCGTGCGCGACGACGCCGCCGCGCTGCGCTGGAGTCACCTAACCGACACGGCGTCCGCCCTGGCGGAACGGATGCAGATGTTGACGGCGGCACTCGCACAGGCCGAAGCGCAGGAAGCCGACGCCGCGCGACAGGCTGAGGCACGGCGACGGGCGCACGCCGTGCGGGACTACCAGCAGCACACGCGAGAGGCACAGGAGTTCCTCACGGCCGTGCTCGCACACCTGCCCGATGGGGAGACGTTGACGGCGGCGCGGGACTGGCGCGACCGCCTCGCGGCTGAAGCGCGCGACCTGCGGCCGTTCTCGCGTGACGTGACGGTGCGTCGGCCGTTGGACCCGCTGGATGCGCTCGTGTCGGCCATGCAGCATCGGATTGACCGCGTGTCGCGGGCGCGGTGGGCACCCAGCGCCCCGATCACGTTGGCGGCGACGACAGACGCGGTGACGGCGGCGGCGGCGCGCGTAGGCACAGTTGAAAGGACTGAAGCATGAGCACTGCCACGCTGGACCGAGTAATTCTGACGTTTCCATCGATGCTGAATCCGCCGTTCAATCTCGCCGCCGAGACGCCGGCGCAGAGCTGGATTCAACTCGCCCGCACGGGTTCGTTCGTCTCGAATCGCTACGGCCAGTTCGCGATCACGACGGACGACCTGAAGATGATGGCCGCGAACTTCACGCCGGACGTGACGCCAATCGACTACGACCACACCAGCATGCAAGAGAACTTGAAGCCGGGCGACGGCATCGCCGCCGGCTGGTTGAAGGCCGTGGAACTGCGCGACGGCGGCAGCACGTTGTGGGGCCGCGTCGAGTGGACGCCCGAGGCCGAGCAGCGCATCGAGCACCGCGAGTATCGATTCGTCTCCCCGTCGTTCGTGAAGGACTACACCACGGCGAAAGGTGAGAAGGTCGGCACGAAGCTGCTCGCGGCCGCCCTGACGAATCTTCCATTCCTGCCGGAAATGGCGGCGGTCACGCTGGGAGCCGATGCCGTGTTCGGACAGTTCGCGCTGAGCGTTCCGGCCGACCGCATGCCGCCGGTGCATCACCTCGCCGAAATCGGCCAGCGCGTGACGTTCCACCCGGACCCGGAACGCACGCCGGAACTGACCGACGAGGAACGAGCACAGATGTTCATGGTCAAGGGCGCGATTGGCGCGGGCGATGACGCGTTCGTGCGCCTCGACACCGTGAACGGCGAGGCCTTCGGCTGGTTCAGGTCAACCCAGCTTGCACCGGCTGCCGCCCCGCAGACGGAGGCGACGCCCCAGCCCGAGAAGGTGAAGCCCGCGACCACAACCACGACCACGGAGACACCGATCATGCAGAACAGCGACATCGAGAAGAAGGCGGCGGCGTTCGCAGCACGGCTGCCGAAGGACTACACGAGCGCGGACGCGATCCGCCTGTCCCGCCAGTATCCCGAGGAGGCCGACGCCTACCGGCTGTCGGGCATCGGGGCCGAGACGACGGACGAACCGAAGCCGACCGCGTTGAACCTGTCGGTTCGCAGTGGTGAGACGTTCGACCAGTTGGCGATGCGCTACGCGGCCGAGAAGAACATTCCGCTTCGTCAGGCCGTTCACGAGGTCGGCAAGGCGAGGCCGGAACTGGCGGCGACTCGCTGAAGGGGCGGAAGCGATGTTGAAGCGACCGATGGGCGGGCCGGCCTTCCATGCGTACGAATTGCGGCGCGCGGCGCGCCTGATTGCTGAGCACGGCGCAGCCGGCCCCGTGCAGCAACGGGCGTGTGCCGACGTGGCCGCGCTGGCACGGCTGGCGTTGGCCGGGGCCGAGCCGACGCGGGTTCGGAGTGTCCGTCTTGACGTGGAGGTGAGCGATGCCGCCTGCCCCGACTGAGACCCCCATCGGGGCGACCTTCGCACACTGGCGCGTCGAAGTGTCGCGCATGCCGACCACGCCCCCGAGGCTGACAGGAGGACCGATGCGGACAAGCCGCCGAGCGTTTCATCGCGCACGTAGCTGCACGAGAGACCGGGACGCCCGAACTCGTGCGGGCGTTGCTGCCGGCTGAACGTGATGCGTTGCTGACGGCGCTGTTCGGCCTGTTCACCGGCCACGGCGCACAGGTGCATTGATGTTGACTTTCGCGCGGAGCGGGGCCCCCTGAACCCCGGGGAGGAGTGCCGCCTGACCCACGGCACGAGCGCGCAGCCCGCAGACCTGTCCGAGAGCAGGTCTGCGGGTTCCTCTGAATCAAGGTGAGCCGACGTGAACATCGTGCAGTGTCTCGAAGATCGTGCGTTGCTCGGCGGACTGCCGGCATTCGCGGACCTGTCCAGTTGGCGCAACTGGCTGGTGTTCCTGCGGGCTGCCTACGGCCTGCCGATGTCCGATGCCGATCTGGACGCCTTCCGGCAGTTCACCGGCCGGACGACGCCGCGCCCTGGCGGCTATCCCGAAGCCGTGGCCGTGGTCGGCGTGCAGTCCGGCAAGAGTCAAGTAGCGGCAGCAATGGCAGCCTTCGCGGCCATCACGGGGCAGGACGGCACGCATGCGTTGCTGATCGCACAGGACCAGCGTTCAGCCTTGCGGACCTTGCTGCGCTACGCCCGACAGCCGTTCGAGGCCCGGCCGCTGTTCTCGGCCGAAGTCGCACGCGACACGCTCGATTCACTGGAACTGAAGAACGGCGTCAGCCTCAGCGCCTATCCCTGCAAGCCGTCTGCGATTCGTGGTCTGCGCGCGTGCCTGGCGGTCATTGACGAACTCGCGTTCTTCGTCAGCTCGGACGGGCGACCTGTGGACCAAGAAATGCTGAGAGCCGCACGCGGGCGCGTGGCGACGACAGACGGCAAGCTGATTGTCTTGTCGAGCCCGTATGCCGCCGCGGGCGCGCTCTACGACCTGCACCGCCGGCACTTCGGCCGTGACGATTCGCCCGTGCTCGTCTGGCAGGCGTCCGCGCCGGCCATGAATCCGACGTTGCCAGCGGACTACCTCGCCCGCATGGCGCAGGATGACCCCGAGGCGTATCGGTCTGAAGTCCTGGGCGAGTTCCGGCAAGGCGTCTCGACGTTCCTTGATGCCGATGCGATTGCGGCCAGCGTCGAGACCGGGACGCGCGAGCGCGCCCGCGTGCCCGGCGTCGCCTACGTCTCGTTCGATGACCCGGCGAGCGGGTCCGGTTCGGATGCGTGGACGAAGGCGATTGCCCATCGAGAAGGTGACCGCGTCGTGCTCGACGTCCTGCGCGCGTGGTCACCGCCGTTCAATCCGTCAGGCGTGATCGCCGAGAGTGCCGACCTGTCGAAAGCCTACGGCCTGCACTCGACGACGGGCGACAGGTTCGCGGCCGGGTTCGTGCTGGAAGGCTTCCGCGCGCATGGCATCGCCTACGCGCCGAGTGCGCTTGACCGTTCCGCGTTGTACCTCGAACTCCTGCCCTTGATGAATGCCGACCGCGTCCGGTTGCTCGATGCGCCGGACCTGTTGCGAGAACTTCGGGGCCTTGAACGTCGGCGCGGTCTCGCAGGTCGTGACCGTATCGACCATCGGCCCGGCCAGCACGACGACAGGGCCAATGCCGTTGCCGGGGCGCTGGCGCTGGCAGCCGGGAAAGACCCGGCGCGAACGGCCGAGGTGATTTCGTGGGCGCTGGCTCTGAACGCGTCAGACGAGAACAACCGACACCGGACGTCCTCGATGCTGGCGTCGGCCGATTGTCCGATGCCGTGACGCTTGCAGGGCCGCGAGCCTTGGTCTACGCTCGCGGCTCTCACCTTGTCCGGGTCCAATGTGCGGCCCGGTCTCACAGAAGACGACAACCGGCCTGATTGACGGGCTGGTTCCATCAACAACACGTTCGACCTTTGCAGCGGCAGCCGTCTGCCTGTCTGTACAGGTCGGCCCTTGGAGGTGGCGACGATGACGGACGCAAAACGTGAATACGACAACCTGGCTGACTTCCTGTTTCACCACGCCAAGCAGATTCGGGAGGAGTACCGGCGCACGCCTACGGGACCGTTGCCGGACCACACGCGCTACCTGCCCGAGATTGATCTCTTGACCAGCATCATGGAGGCCGTGCGCGTCCTGCCCGGGTTGGACACGCCCGACGTGCCCCGCGTGAAGGACAGGTTCGCGGGCGCGCTCGCGGATGCGCTGGGGACGTGGCAGTGCGCTCGCCCAGAGACCGACATCGGCCTGTGGCCGATGCGGGACTACGTCGACCGCGAAGCGGAGACGGCGATGCGGAACCGCGTCGATCGCGAGTTGTTCGACGTCTCGGCACGGCAGCTCCTCGAGACGTGCGAAACGAAGGTTCACGGAGAGGGGCCGGTCGAGATTGCCGTTACCGGACTCGTGATGAAGAACCCGTTCAACTTCACCGTCGCGCCGGACACCGTGACGCTCCGGGTCCTGGGCGAATCTCAGCAGGCGGCTTTTCAGACAGGACGTAGCGTGCTCGAGGTCATGGCGCACATGTCGCGGCGCTACGTCGTGGCTGCGCTCGGCTCGCCCGTCGATAGCATGCCGGTGTGGGCTCGTCGCTTGACGAACCAGCACGAGCCCCTCAACGTCGTGAACGTGCGCAAGGTCGCCGATTCCGACTGGGACGACGGAGAGGTCTACAGCATCGTCGCGTATTGGCTGGAGCCCAACGACGATGGCACAACAACTCCGGTGCGCCGGTTCATCGACGTGCGGGCCGAGTCGCAAGACGTAGCGACCACGGAAGCCCTGGCGCGGCTTCGTCAGTCCACCCCTTGCCCGGGGCCGGACGCCGACCAGTTGATCGCATTCGTGCAGAAGGTCGTCCACGTGCGCCGCGACGGCGTGCCCTATTCCTACGTCGTCGGCGACGTCTCCGCCGTGAACCTCGCCGAACCAACCGGGCCGGAAACGGCCGTAGGACCGACGACAACCGGGAGCCGACCTGACAGCCGGCCGGCCGAACAGGACGCCCCAGACGCCGGGGAAACGGCCCTGGGCCGGCGTTCTGACGGCAATCCCTGACGGGCTGGATCATCGGCTGAACCTGCATGGCCTGAACCGGCCGAAACCTACGAGAACAGGCGGGAAAACGCCTGAAATCCGCCGGGTGAACTCTTACCCTCCTCCTCCCCAATTTGGGAGGTGGAGACGATGACGACGAAGACGAAGGAACCGATTGACGCGCTGGTGATTCGGCACCTGCGCGGGACGCTGGCACCGATGCGCGTGGTCTGCGCATGGTGCCGAGCCGTGATGGTGGACGGACCGCACGACGGCAACACCAGTCACGGCATCTGCCGGACGTGCGCCGCGGCGGAGGCCGCGAAGCGATGACGGCCAACGCGAGGCACACCGTCGAAGAAGCCTTGCATCAGGTCGAGGACCGAACCGCGATGCTGCGCTATCTCACCGAGTCGATCCGAGACGTGAACGACGCACCAGAACCGGCGTTCTTCGTCGGCCTCGCGCGTGTGCTGCGAGAGACCGAGGAGACCGTTCGCGCCGTGCGTCGCGTGCTGGACGTTCCCGCGCTCAGCACGCCTATCGGAGGGCGGTCATGAGCGCCCCGAGGCGGAACGTTGGAGAAGTGATCCTCCGGGGGCGGATCTACTACATCCGCTACTATGACAACCGCGGACGGCGAAGGCTGGAGACGACGAAGAGCACCGACAAAGCCGAAGCCGAGAAGCAACTCCGCAAGCGTCTGAGCGCGAAGGATGCCGGCATCGATGGCGACGCCGCGGCCGGCCGGTTGACGATCAAGGAAGCGCTCGACGACGTGCTGAACGACCTGCTCGTCAATCAGCGCCGGTCCCGCGCGAACGTCAAGGCGAACATCGACAACTACCTGTTGAAGTGGTTCGGTGAACGTCGGAAGGTGGCGAACGTGACGACGTCCACCATCCGGGCGTATACGGCCGAACGTCTCAAGCTGGGCTACAAGGCGGCGACGATCAATCGGGAACTGGCGATTCTGCGGCGGGCGTTCCGACTGGCCGTGAAGGCTGGCCGATTGGTGCAGGCCCCGTATGTGGAACTGCTGGCCGAGAAGAACGCCCGCAAGGGGTTCATCGATGCCGATGCCGTCGCGGCCATCTGTGAGCACCTGCCGGCCTACGCAGCGGCTCCGGTGAAGTTCGCGTTCCTCACCGGCTGGCGACTGCGGAGCGAGGTCCTGCCGCTGACGTGGGCACAGGTCGATTGGAAGGGCCGACAGGTGCGACTTGAACCGGGCACGACGAAGAACGACGAAGGCCGCACGTTCCCGTTCACCGCGGCACTCGAAACGGTGCTCAAGGCCCAGTTGGCCGTTCACGAGGCTTACAAGACGAAGAAACAGATTGTGCCGTTCGTCTTCCCGTTCACGTTCGAGGACCACGAGCGCGACGGCGAACAACAGCAGTCGATCCGCAAGGTCTGGATGACAGCCTGCAAGGAAGCCGGATATGAAGGGCGCGTGATTCACGACCTGCGCCGTAGTGCCGTTCGGACGCTGGAGCGGGCGTCCGTGCCGAGATCCACGGCAATGGCGCTCGTCGGCCACAAGACCGAGAGCATCTATCGGCGCTACGCGATTCAGGACGAAGCGATGCTCCGAGAAGGCGCGGCCAAGCTGGACGCCTACCTGCCGGCCTTACCGGAGCCGACGCCCCCGGCAACCGGCATGGTCAAGACGTTCACGCCGAAGGCGACGACGAAGCGCCGGAAGTCGGCCTAGCAGCCGCAGGGGTTCAACGTTCGTGCAGTTCTCGAAGGCCGGCCATCGTGCCGGCCTTTTTCTTGTCACCAGACGCGCCGTTGATCCTGTTTCAAACGCCAACAGGCTCAAGAACGGGATCAGTCGCCTGACTTTCGCCTGACCGTCATTCGGCCTGACTCTCGTAAACGCCTGATTTTATTGATGATTTGTGGTGCCGAGGGCCAGAATCGAACTG